ATAATATGGTCTATTTGTATATAAAAACGCCAAATAAAAACTCAACATAGTATCAATTGTAGCAATTTTAACCTTTTGTCCATTAAAATTAATTACATTATAACTATGACAACCAACTGGTTCATAAACAAAAGCAACAATATCAGCCCCAACTTTTATTTCATAATGAACCGGCACAATTTCACCAATAGGCGCCCTTTTAGTTATTTTGACATTTTTAACATTAATATCTTTTAAGCGTTCTTTTATAATTTCACACGTAGTTTCAGGTTCGTGAGACAATACATCAAAATCAGCAATTTTTTGTAATTTATGCTGTAATTTTTTTGGCATATATTGTGAATACATTGAAATCGCAAATCCTCCAAAAAATACAACTCCTTGATTAATTAATGTTGTTTTAACATTCTCGTATATTTCATCTTCGAGAGTTTTGTCTTCCATTTCTCTCTGAAAATCAACTTCATTACAATTTATAGATGTCAATGGATAATGTTTATTCAAAACAGTTAATCTTTTTAGAACCTTTTCCCAGCGAGATATGTCTCCAGCAGGTCTAGAAAGCTCTAAATACATAGACATTCGTAAAAAATTAGGCGGAGCATATAAAATACCAGCAACCCGAATTGAGTCTTTTTTAAGAGAATTAAAAATTTCTTTTGGTAAAACAGTTAAATCAGCAATTGCCATATAATTGACGTAAACCTTAAATGTCCCGTGATGTTGTCCTGCTTTGGCTTCAACGTCAGTAAACCCCTCTTTAAAATATAAATCAGCTAATTCTACTGCATCATTTAAACCATTCATAGTAAAACAATCATAATCGGGAACCTCTACTTCTTTATTATAAAACTGGTCCTCTTTGGGCAATATATTATTAATTGCTGTTCCACCATAGGCAATAAGATTTTTACGCTTAATAAAATTCTCTAAAATAATTATTATTTTTTTTATATCATCAGATTGGACGACTCTTTTACCCATTTTTTCTTCGGCTTTGTCAATAGCTATACGTAAAATTGCTAATTCACAATCTTGGAAAGTCATTGATTTGTTACATACTTTTTCTGGTCTCATTAATATATATAATACTTATATATTAATAATAATACAAATCTAAAAATGTAAAAAATCTAAAAATGTAAAAAATCTAAAAATGTAAAAAATCTAAAAATGTAAAAAATCTAAAAATTAAAATTATAATAATCAGTTGATACATTACGTGTAGAATAAGACAACCCAGGGTCTTGCGGTGTTGGGTCTGGTATAGTAACAGCTGTATATCTTAAATTAGCAGGTTTCAACGCAAAAGCATATCCTACACCATCAAAAAATAGAGCATTTTCTTCTAAAAAGTTATCTATATATTGATAACGCATCGCTACCATTTGGCACCCGTAAGTTCTACATAATAGTCCACTAGGATTTCCAGGATTTATAGTATTTTCAGGTAATACAATTGACAAATTTGATTCATTATAGGTAGTTAATTCATTTACATCAGGACTATTTATTATATTATTATATGTAATAGCTCTCATAAAAACTGAATTACTTGTAATATTTACATACTCTAAAAATTCTGGATTTTGCATAAATGAATTATTTGATTTATCAACAATCAATATTATTTTATTCATAAATGTAAGTAATGGTAATCTTCCCAAATTAAGTCCATTATTCTCATAACTATATTTACTTCCGAGCATTAAAGAGTAATATGATTTTAAAATATTCGCTAATTTTGAATACATTTTTTGATTATTACTATTAATTCTTAAATGAATTATAATTGGGTCGGTATAATTAGGTGCTGTGCTCCCAGAAAATCCATAATTTTGAATTACATTCATAACATCGGCAAAATTAACAGAGTTATATGTTTCTTTAATATAAATACTATTTTGAGTAGACGTGCTTACTACAGGATTATCATCAATTGAAAAAATTTGAAAATCCAACCCTCTAACACCTTGTTTTAATATAGTTTTTAAATTGCAAATATTAACAAAATCATTTTTTAAACTCCCACCACTGCACGCATTATAAGCAGTTTTAATATAATAATCATTTAAATTATATTTACAATCAGGGTCTGCTGAATTAATTCCTCTAATATTACCATCTAGTGAACTATATATTTTTTCCATATAATTACATTCTTTTTTATTAAGATTTAAAATATAATAAAGCCAATATATCATAAAAATTAGAATAAAAATTATAATATACCATATCATTAAATAAATAAAATCATCATTCATATTTTTTACTGTATCCATAATTTTATTTAAAGGATTAGTTCCTCCTACTCCATTTTTATCAGACATACTTAATATAATATATTATTTTTTTATAAATTAATAATAATTAATAATAAATGAAAACAGTTAAATAATATTCATAATATATAGTAATTATGGCAGGAGGTCTTTTAAATTTAGTGAGTGCCGGTCAACAAAATGTTATATTAAATGGTAATCCTAGTAAAACTTTTTGGAAAGCAACTTATCAAAAATATACTAATTTTGGACTACAAAAATTCAGAGTAGATTTTCAAGGAGCTAAAACTCTTCGTTTAACAGAAGATTCAACGTTTGATTTTAAAATTCCCAGATATGCGGATTTATTAATGGATACTTATTTATCAGTAGATATGCCAAATGTTTGGTCAACAATATTACCACCACAAGAAATAACAATGCCTGATGGTTCATTAAATTATTCCGATTGGGCTCCGTATGAGTTTAAATGGATCGAAAATTTAGGTGCACAAATGATTAAACGAATCACAATTACTTGTGGTAATCAAACAATACAAGAATACTCGGGGCAATATTTATTATCAATGGTCCAGCGCGACTTTAGTAATGCAAAGAAAGATTTATTCAATGAAATGATTGGAAATGTTCCTGAATTAAATGACCCTGGAAATGCTGGAACTCGTGTAAATGCATACCCAAATTCTTATTATACTACTAGTCCGGCAGGAGCTGAACCATCTATTCGTGGAAGAACATTATACATTCCTTTAAACTCGTGGTTTAATCTTAAAACTCAAATGGCTTTTCCTTTAGTAGCATTACAATATAATGAATTACAGATAACCGTTACATTTCGCCCTATTAATGAATTATTTATGATTCGTGATGTCCTTGATACTGTAAATAATTTTCCTTATGTAGCACCAAACTTTAATGAATATTATATGCAAATGTATCGATTTTTACAAAACCCTCCAGATGTCACATTAGGTAATAAATCTTATGATGATACAAGAAGTGTTTGGAATGCGGGTATTCATTTAAATTGCACGTATTGTTTTTTATCTAATGATGAGCAAAAAATTTTTGCCAAAAATGAGCAAAAATATATGTTTAAACAAGTTCGAGAGCAAGTATTTTATAATGTAACTGGAGCAAATAAAGTTAAACTTGAATCTATTGGGTTAGTATCAAGCTGGATGTGGTATTTTCAAAGAAGTGATGCTAATTTACGTAATACGTGGTCAAATTATACAAATTGGCCATATAATTATTTGCCAAGTGATTTATTATTAGCACCTGAAACAGGGACATTCATAAATCCTTTATCAACAACACCACCGACAATTGGTCCAGGATTAAATGTGGACGGAACACTAACTGGTAATATGATTACAGGTATATATACTCCAGATAATCAAAAAAACATACTAGTTGCTTTGGGAATTCTTTTAGATGGACAATATAGAGAGAATCTTCAACAAGCAGGGGTTTATAATTATATTGAAAAATATGTTAGAACATCTGGAAATGCACCAGCAGGATTATATTGTTATAATTTTTGTGTTAACAATTCGCCATTTGATTTACAACCATCTGGTGCAATAAATATGAGTCGTTTTAATAATGTTGAATTGGAATTTAATACAATAGTTCCAACATTAGACTCTTTAGCGCAAGTATTGACAATTTGTGACCCGGATACTGGTGAAATAATTGGTATAAATAAACCAACATGGCGAATTTATAATTATAATTTTAATTTAGTGTTTTTTGAAGAAAGAATAAATATTGTAAATTTTATCGGGGGTAATGCAGCATTAATGTATGCTACTTAAAAATCAAGACTAATAAAAATAATATTTTTATAATTATTATTTTTTATATTATTTTTTATATTATTTTTTATATTATTTTTTATATTATTTTTATTCAATTTTTATACCAAATAAGCATTAGATGCTAATGGTCCTTCATCAATAAATATACCGGTTGGCGATGAACGATTTGGATAAGAAGGCATATCGTGTAATCCTGCTGGTTTATAACGTTCATCAAATACTTGTTTGCTTTCATTAAATTTGTCAGTCCATGTATTATACCCCAAAATATAATTAATTGGCTTTGTCAATTTATCTTTACTGTATATTGTTGCATTTGTTCCAATATCGCTAGTTAAAGTAGAGTAATTAGTGTATTTTTCTTGTATATTATTATTATTACCTTTAACTAAATATCCATTTTCTACTAAATAATTACTAAAAAGAAAATTAAAAAGAAAAAGAAGAAGAAAAAGAAAAAAAAGTA